ATAGGTAAATCTTGTTTTCTTAGCCTTTTCCTTAAGATTTTTTTCTACGGCCTGACTTAGAGGTTTTCTTCTTCTTGTCTGTGTCATCTTGTTGAGAACGTAATTTGGAAATGGCTTTTATATCAATATATTGCCCTTTTTTGTACTTTTCTGCTGTATCTTTTATTTCTTTTGCCTTTGCACTACGATTTCGAGCACCAGTAAGGTATTTACTAGGCACTCCCGTCTTTTTGTCTCGTCTTACCCGTCTAAACTGTCTCACTTTTTCTTGGTTGTTTTCTTCTTCTTTTTCTTTTTCTTCTTGCCTGTCATTGAATGAGAGCCGTGATACATGATAAAAAGTAACTCTTAGTATATTCTAAACGAAGTTTGGCCTAATGTCTCTGGTTTGACAAGGTTAAATTGTTGTAAACATAAGTAACCAAAAGCATCAAACGCATGATCTACTCCCAGGTTTTTATTTGGCAACCCTGTATTTGGGGCATAAGTTAAAGTTCTAAGTGCTTTTATCAATTCTTTACATCGTGGGTGGATAAATGTTCTACGATTTCCATTTGCATCGTACAAAGCTGTATTTACTGATGTAATTTTATCCCTGATCTTCCAGGGCGATTTTGGACTCATAACAGTAAATCCACTTCTCCTAAGAATGTTGTGGTCCGTAACTCCAACCCCACTTGTTTTTCTAGCACTACCCGTGGGGTCTGGACACGCAATAATTCGTCTATCTACCCCGTATCTTCTGATAACTTCCTCCGCAAAATCCCAGGTTGTTGCACCACCCGTCAACATGATCTCATCAAACACATAAAGACAGTCATTATGCTTGACCGCACAAATTCCCGCCATAGGGTCCACGTTAAAATCCAATCCCAAAATTAAAGGCAACATCTGTAGATCCTGGACTTTACTACTGATATTCTCGTCATTGAAACTGACCGCTACCAATCCAGTAAGATTCTCAAAACTTGCCTCGAACTCCTGCTTGAATGTTCTGCTATCTAATTGGGCCTTGGCTGCCTCGACCTCCTCAACTGGAACATTGCCCCCGTCTACTGTAGTAAAACTCCACCTCCTCCAATCTCCACTCATATCTTCTGGAACGTAACACCATAAATCGTAAAACCAGCTTGCTGTGCCATCGGGTGTTGAAATGAAAAGTGCCCAACCCTGTTTATCTGCTAATGCTGGTCGAATAACTTGGAACCATACATCAGAATCCATAAAGGCTGCCTCATCAAGTACAACTCCAGCTAAACTTCGACCTCTCAATGTAGTTGCATTTTCTGTTCCTTTTAGTTCAATAAGTGATCCGTTTATCAGTTCAATCTTTAAATCTGTTTCATTTTTTGATTGTATCCACTCTCTTGGCACAAGTTTCTTCAATTCTTTCCAAGCAATGTCTTTTGCCATGCGATATGTGGGAGCACAGTAAAAATATGTTTCGCCTGGTCGTTTAATTGCAGCGTTTACAAGTTCAATACAAGATAAATAGGATTTTCCGAATCTTCTGCCAGCCACCAGTACCCTAAATCTGTTTTTTGCGTTGAACACCTCCCCCTGGGCCCACCTTAATGTCAGATTTTCTTTTGTTTTTACACTCATGTAATACAAAATAACCCTAATTTTAATTTATTTTGTAGTTTTTATCGACTAATTTGCTATTTTAAGGTTATTATTCAATTAATAACATAAGTTTCAGTCCGTGACAGAAGCAATCCTACAGAATTTTGACGATAGATCCGTTCCAAAGAAAAGAAATCCTGGTAGATCGCCAGATATGGTTATAGAACAGAGAAGGCAAAGGTTATACAGGAGACAGTTGGAAGGTTTGCCAGCAAGACATCTAGTTTTGGAACATTCCTCCAGAGAGGGGGTTTGCGTTAAGACCGCATGGAACGATTGGAAAGAAGTTACAAAGTGGAATGAGGAAGATTGGCAGAAAGATAGAGAAAATATGATAGCCAGACTTCAAGCTATGAGAGTTAGACTTTTTGATAAGGCTTGCAAAAAAGGTCAGTTCCAGACTGCTGCCCAGATATTAGATTCATTAGGTAAAGTAGTAGGAGAGAGTGTAGAGACTGTAAACATAAATGCTCCAGAACTCTCTATACGAATAGAAAATCAAGAAGATAGTTGACACTATTGTAGTATTGTACTATAATAAATAATGTAGAAGGAAATAATTTTTAGATTTATCAGTAGGTTCAGGGCTCTGTCACATATTTGTTGCAGTTTTGCTACACCACCCCCACCCCCACCGCATCGGGTAGGAGATCGGGAACGGGTAGGAGATCGGGAACGGGAACACCCCACCACCATAATTTTTTTTGTTCATAATTTTTTCTTACATCACATTGTTATTTTTTGCCCTGGGGAATTTACACAATAGCAACTGCACCAATAGATAATTAAAATTAGTAATTTACAAGACAACAAGAAAGAAAAGAAAAAACCCAAACAATAATAAGTAATTTCTAATAATAATTTTTTGCATAAAAAAAAACCCTATCTAAAATAAGATAGAGTTAATTAATTTTTTAATTTTGTTTAGTACTTTCTATTTTTAATAATAGTAGTTACTTTATTGTTTAGTTCAGATATTATAATTACTGAACTAACAACTAGTAGAGAATCAATAATAAACATAATTATTTTTCTTGTAATTTAAAAAATAATTTTAATTGTCTTTCTCCATTGTAAAAACTTGTTTTACTTCCTGATAAAGAAATGTTTTTTGGTGCTTTCTCTATCCATTTTAAAATTTCAGAATCCATAATTAATTAATAACTAAAAGAAATTGTTTTTCTTGTATTTCTATTTTTGAAATACAAATCACTTTTACTTCTATACATAAACATATAGTCATGTATGTTGTTAGCAAAATTTAAATCTTTTGATTTTGCAATATCAAAAAACTTGTCTATGTCTTTTTGTTCATCGAACATAATGTATTCTTGTAAGATATCCATAATTAGATTTCTCCCAAGTATTCATTAATAACAAAATCAATTTGATTAGTTCTCTGT